CACCGCGCGCCAGCGCGGTATTCGTCCTTCAGCGAATCCGAGATGTCGAACAGGATGTCCGAAGGATTGGTGTTGGCGAACGCGCCATTCACGCCGGTGTTGAAGTGCTGAAGCGTTCCCCACGCACGCGACCCATCGCCGGTAGTGGCAGTCGGATAGGTGGCGAAGCCACGCGGCTTGGCGATGCCATCGCCGGTGACGAAGGCGACGCCTTCTGCGCGCGCGAACCGCTCGGAAGCCTTGTTGATCAGCCACGCCTCGACATCCACCGCCGCATCATCGAGCAGCTTGCGGGTTGTCCTCGGATAGGCATACATCTCCTCAGCCTGGATCCGCCACTGGCCGAGACGCGGCGTGGAGGTCTCCGAGCGAGTGTCCGTCTCGCCGACCCATGCGAAGCCTGCTTCCTCGTTGTCGTTCAGGCCTTCCAGCGCATCGGTGCTGATGGACTGAACGTTGGCGATGGACCGGATCGGCGACAGCTCGTAGACCTTCTGGATGATGCGGCCAGAAGTGTCTGCCGGCACCAGATAGCCGCCATCCGGGTCGGAGCCGACCGACATGGCCTTGCGCTCAGCGTCATAGAACGCATTCTGCCCCTTGCGCAGATAGGCCTGGAAGCCCTGCTTGTAGGCGAGAGCCTCATCCTCGCTGACATCCGCGACGATGCGCCCACGCTCTGCAGCGAAGATGCGCAGATCGCGGTTGAAGGCCTTGATGTCGAGAGGCTTGGCGCCGCTGTTGTTGCCAGCCAGCGCGCTGCGCTCGAGACGCTTCTCGAGGGCATCGGCGCGCTTCGCCTGCGCCTCCAGCGATTCCTTCAGCGTGTCGAGCCGATCGAGCTCGGCATCGATGCGGTTGATCTTCTCGGTGATGACGACGTCAGCCTTCTTCTTCAGCGACTCGTCCACCGTTGCCTTGAACTCGGCGAAAGCCTTTCCGAGCTCATTGATGGTCTGGTCAAGGTCCATCTCAAGTGATCCCTGTCCGGAGTGTGGCGATAAGCCGCTGCAAAGCAGCAGCCGGTTCATCGGCTTCCTCTTCAGCATCACGCAGAGAGATTGCCTTGAAGCCCTTGGCCAGAATGGCCTTGGCTTCGCTGCGAGAGAAGCCGGCATCACGCAGGCCCTTCTCAGCATCGGTGATCGTCAAGCCACTCTTCACCCGCGCGACATTCGCCTTGGGATTCATCGGGAGCGTGACGACAGATATCTCGATGAGGTCAACTTCCTTGATGCGGCGGATGCGCCCGTTGCGCTCGAACGCCGCGCCACCATCCGGGATGCGATAGCCGATGCTCAGGCCGCGCAGCGCGCCTTCCTTCATGAGGGCATGAACATCGCGCGCCTTGCCGACATCAAGGATCAGCTGGCCACGAACCATCAGGCCGCGATCGTCCTCCCTGATCTCAAGCCATTTGCCGATCGGCGGCTGGCGCGAATCATGTCCCCAGAGCATGGGGATGTCCGATGGCTTCGACTTGGACAGCGTCTGGCGAAAAGCGCCATTCTCGATGATGTCACCGCCATGGTCAACGTTGCCGAACGTGGAGCCATAGCCGACGAATTCCCCACGCGCAGCAGCGTCATCGCTGGCGAACTTGAACTCAGCAGCGGTGTCGAACTGGTCAGCCACAGGCATGGTCTCCCAAGCGTATCGTTACCTCATGTTGCTTTGGCGCGCTAGGATTTTTCTGCACTCGTGGATTGCTCGCCTGGCGCCGCCATGTTCAGGGGTGCGAGCGGATCACTAAGGCCATCGATCGGGTCGAGCTCCTCCCACTCGCGCGCCTCGTTGCGTGTCAGCCAGCCTGCGCTGATGCCACTCTGATAGAAGGCAGAGCGATCCTTGGCGGCACCGCGCATCAGCTCGCCATCGATGAACTTGACATAGTAGCCTTGCGCGCGCTCTTGTGGTGTAATCAGGGAGCGCATGAAGGCTGCCTCGAACCTTCGGTGCCATGGACGGATTGTGTGAACAGCATGAGCAAGGAACATCTGCTCAGCGCTGGCGTAGGTGGCAGTCTTGTCTGCATGACCGACCATGATCGGCATAACGCCGAAGGCGCGGCAGATCTCCTCCACTTGATACTTGCGTGTCTCCAGATGCTGCGCGTCAACGCCGCTCATGGAAAGAGGAAGCCACCGAGCGCCACGATCGAGGATCAGTGGCGTGCCGACATTCATCGTGCCAGCGAGCTCCTTGGTGAGCATATCACGCAGTTTGTTGTGCTGGTCAAGTGTCAAAGTCCCTTCGACACTCCATGCGCCGCTCGGCGAAACGCCATTCCTGTGAAGTCGCGCATGGCTCTCCTCCAGGGCCATGGACAGTCCAATAGCATCACGCGCCAGCCGGATAAACTCAAAACCGCTGTAGCCGTTCCAGGAAGGCCCACGGATATGCATGACACGATCAGCCGGCAGCACAACAGGCGCGCTGCCAAGCGGTGTGTAGGTATAGACGAGCGACGTGTCGGCCTGCTGCTCAACCTTCATCCTGTTCGGCATGATCGGAAGCAGCTCGGTGATGCGATCGCCAACAAACGTCTTGTATGCGTAAGCGTTGCCTGTCAGCACCACATGGAGCGCGAGCATCGTGCGGAACTCGATGCTGTCCTGCCACTCGTTGGGCTGGTATGCAAGAAGGTCGTAGGCTGGATGATCAACCGCAGCGCGGCGAGCGCCTGATGCTTCGTTCTTGCGGAAAAGCCGCAGCGGGACAGTAGCAACACCATCAGCAATCACCATCGCACAGCGAAGAACTGCAGTTACCTCCATCGCTGTGTTAGCGTTCACTGACTTGCCAGTGGCAGTGCCATATGTGCCGAGCGAAAGGAACGGCGAAATTGGATCGCTGAGGGTGAAGGATTTGCGCAGTGCAGAGAAGGCACGAACGATGATGTTCGGCATCAGGCTGCCTCCTCCCACCAGGACCGGCCACCAGAAGAGCCTTCGCTCGCGGCACCTATCGCCATCGCAGACGCGACGAGCGCATCGATGCGAGCAGTGGCCTTGCGCTTGCTAAACCACGAATTGCCGAATGGGTCTCCCTCGATCGTCGCACTCATGAACGCGGAGATAAGCGGCGGCGAGCGCCTGATGCGAATGCGCCGCTCAAGAACAAGATCCTCCAGCAGCTTCTTGCTGCCAGGCATCCACAGCCCGGTCGCACCACGCTTCTTGCCGCCCTGCGGATGCTCTGCCATCTGCACCGTGACGCCAAAGCGATCAAGCTCGGGCTCAAGGTTCCGCCGAAAGCCATACGCGTCATACGCAAGCTGCTGGACATCGAAGATGCCTGTCGCCTCAGAGATGCGCGCTGCAACGAAGTCCATCCCAATCAGCCTGCCAGGGGTCGTCTCCAGCCAGCCATCCGCCTCCCACAAATCATATGGGGTCTGATCGCGCAGAGCCCGCTGCGCGAGGGTGTCCGCAGGAGTCCAGCAGTCAACCCACAGCGCATAACGCTGCCGACCCTTCTCATCAACACCATCATGCGCGACATATGCCAGGGCAGTGATGTCCTGAGACGCCGAAAGGTCCAAGCCAAGCCAAACCTTCTCGCCGCTGAACTCCGCAGGATCAAAGTCATCCAGGCAGGCTTCAAGCGCAGGCCTGCTCATCCAGGCAGTGTCGGAGTCGGTCCACACACAGAAGTGCAACCGCAGGATGTTGTTCAGCTTGCCTGGAATTGCCTTAGCCTGCTCAACGACCAGCCGCAGATAGTCCTCTGTGACGGTTGTGCCGAGCAGGGGATTCGCCTTCACCCAGCAAGACGGATCCTCCAGCGGATCGTCACCCTTGTCCAGCGCGCAAACATAGGCGAAGGTGGTGTCATCAATTACCTCCCCAACAAAGGTGAACTGATCATCAGGCTCGCGCGTTCCAGCAGCCACCCGCACCGCATGCTGGTGCTCCTGCCAGCAGATGCTCTTGCGGTCTGAACCGCTGTTCGTGGCCATCACCATCAGCGGCTGACGGCGGAACTTGAACCCGCGCTCCATCATGTCGAGCATCATGCCATTGCGGTGCTCATGA